CCCGGGCGTTACTCTGTGGTAACTGTTGTGGATGCCGCCTCAGATTGTTCAAAAGATTTTAAAAGATTTTCGCTAGAAAGGTACACTGAGACTATAGATAGAAAGGCCGTGGTGGAAACTTCAATGATAGAGGAGATTGAAGTTAATGATAAAAAGCATCACTTAATACTAGAAAATTATGTAGTGGGGATCATAGAGTCGCCATCATGATGTGGAAGTCTACGTTTGTTATTTTACTTGTTTGCTTGTTTTCTTGTCAAGAAAATGTGAGATCTGAATACTCCTCAGATTCAGCTTTAGACTCTGCAGTTCGCATTGCTGTTCCTGACGCCCGCCCTGATCGCCCACCTGTTCCTGATATTAGAATTATTTATCCTCGGTATGATTTAGGTCCGGATGCCATTGTCGACGCAGCCCCTCCGCCCCCTGTGTGTGAAAGACTGGGTCTCAGAGAGCCGTGTGAAATAGAGGGTCTGCATGGGCCTTGTGCTACCGGAACAAAGGTCTGCAATATAACTCACTGGTCGGCCTGTACCCCGATAAGTTTTCCAAGAATAGAGATTTGTGACGGCTTGGACAATGACTGCGACGGCCGCCTGAACGAGGCACCCAACAGTTTGCATGAAGAACAAGAAGACCCTCAAAATCTTTTGTTATCTCGCGCTTGCTACACTGGTTCCCCCGGTACACAAAAAAACGGCCCATGCCACCCGGGTGTATCCGTTTGCAGAGAGCGCACGCGTAATACTGATGCTGGTGTGGAAAACTATTATGATTATGGAGAGTGTGAACAACAGACTGTGCCCTCAGAAGAGGAATGCGATACCATTGACAATGACTGCGATGGCAACACGGACGAGGGCGTGTTAAATATCTGTAATCAGTGCGGACCGGACCCTATTGAAGTGTGTGACGGCTTAGATAACGATTGTGACGACGACACTGACGAGGGGGTTCTGAATGATTGCGGCGAGTGCGGCGAATTACCCCGAGAGTTGTGCGACTTTGTTGATAATGACTGCGATGGAAGTATAGACGAAGACTTTGCAGACGAAGTCTGTGCATGCGACCACCCCGATTATGTACCTCAGCCAGAAACTTGCAACGGTGCTGATGATGATTGCGACGGTTTTGTTGATGAAGGTCCCGCTGGCGGACCTTTGTCAATGCTTTGTTCGACGGATTTGATTACGAACGAGGTCATAACGTACGAAAGAAGAGAAGATGGTCCCGAATATGTTGCAGGAGATTGTCGCTTAGGGGCGGCTTTCTGTGAATCAGTTCGCAACGCACAAGGAGAATTAGAACATGGATACTTTGATTGTCAGCAGGAGATCCGCCCAGGAATCGAAAGGTGCAATGATGCAGACGATGATTGCGATGGCTTGGCAGATGAGGACTTTGAACAAGGATCGGTTGCTGTTATGATGGTGGTCGACGTTTCAGGTTCCATGGATGAGGGAGAATTAACCGCTGCGTTTACAGCGACAAGAGATTCAGTTCGCCGATTGTTTAATGATGGCATAGTAGATGTTTGTTATATGTTGGCTATAGTGGGGAATGATGATATGCCAGACCCTTATTTATTTTACCCTGCAGACACGTGTGTTCCTGGGGTTGAAGATCCACCGGTTGTCCCAATTGAAGACATGGCAAACGCGGTCAATACTTTGCGCCTCAACTTGCGAGCTGGCAATATTAATCAAGGTGGTGGCACAGAAAATACTTTAGATGCTATGGGGCGCTTTTTTACAGATGACAGGATAGACTGGGACCGGGATGGAGCTAACGATAACATTCTTTGGAGTACAAGCCGCCCCGCTGCACGTATTCAAGGAGTTGAAGATGCTTGGGATGTAGATCTTAGTCAATATACCCACAGGATTGTAATTGTGATAGGTGACGAGCCGGCCCAAGGTGCAGAATGGAACAACCATGCAGTTGCTACGGCCATGGCGCACGCAAACGGCATGGCTTTCATTATTGGGAACAGGCAAAACGCTCACAGTTATCAGCCATTAATAGATTTTGGAGCAGTTCACAGCCCTGGCTTGCAGGGATTCGGAAATCAAAATCAACAACAGATTATTGACACTGTGGTAGAGGCCATTGAAGAGGCAGCATGTATCAATAACAGGGAAGAAGAGGAAGAAGAAGGGGCAGCTCTTACGAAAAGCACCAGATACTATTACGCTTCTGCATTAACGAGAATGAATTACAGGCTAAGGATGTGTTTGTAGACGGGTTGGTAATAGGAGGAAGCTTGCAGGCTTATTTGTATGCGATTTCCAAGGGCCTGTACATAATAGACAACACAAACAGTGCACCAAAGGCGCTTCCTCATGATCAGGTTTTTCAAAGTCGCCTACTGCCACAGCTGGAATTTTTCCAGTCAATGTTGGGCAAGTCGTTGCTCGCCGGGAGGCCTGACTCTTTAAAAGTTTACGCAGATCGTTGCAAAATAGTAAAAGGAAGAAGTACCAAAGAGGTAGCCTTTAGTCAGTGCTACATCTTCGACACGACAGCAGTTAAGTGTTACGACAATGACCTTGCCCCTCAAAACGGAAAAGTCAAAGTTACCGATTATTTTAAATTTAAAAATATGAAAAAAAATATTAATTTTAATACGTTAAGTACCTTAGATTCTTTTGTTTCAGAAGTGCAGTTTGTAAAATCTTCTAGCTCTAGTGTGGATTCGCCACATATCGGAGGTTGTCTAGCAATATCGCACCTTATGGAGAGTGATCTAGAAAAGTTTGACTTTTCAGATACCATGGTCAGATTTAAGTTGCTGGACCTGTTAAGAAAGAAGGGGTTCAAAGGAAAGAGGTCAGGCGTGTATAAGGATGGTTCAACTAAGTACGCCAGCATGAAGCTTTTTCATATAGATCGTTCAGTGGAACAGTACTCTTGTTTATATAAGGATAGTGATACTGTTAAGTTTCTTGGTTTATCGACTGAGAAAGCTTTAGATTGAAAACTCCTAGAGAAAAGAAAAAGACAAACACCGTAGGTGTTATACCTGTTTCGGGCTGGTCGGATCGCTTAGGGTTTATCTGGCCTGATTGTTGCTCTCCTGTTGGTTTGTCTTATATGGCTATAGAGAGGAGCATCTTGGAGTGTGCGTATGCTGGATGTAGTTCGATATGGGTTGTTTGCAACGACGCGTCGGCCCCTTTGATAAAAGAGAAGATAGGTGATTATATTATCGCCCCTCATTGTTATGAGTCAAGACCGTACGTTAAATACTTTAAAGAACACATAAAGCATGTTCCTGTTTTTTATGTTCCGGTTCACCCTAAGGATCGTGACCGTAGAGATAGTTTAGGTTGGTCTGTTCTACACGGGTGCTTGAGTGCCTTCCTGGTTTCATCTCAAATAAGCTCTTGGATTGCACCAAGAAAATATTATGTTAGTTTTCCTTATGGCTTGTATGACCCTCTTATAGTGAGGGACCACGTTAAAGAAATAAACTCTGAAAAGAACTTTTTCTTATCTTTTGGCGATCTCACGGTCCGGGATAATTTATATCTTGGGTTTACGATTTCTCCAGATGAGTGGAAACAATTGCGTTATGATCTAAAAATTTCTTGCACTGGTGGAGATAAAAGCATCCCGTATTATAAAAGATGGTCATCACGATATTTTACCCTTGACAAAATATTTAAAAATGATAATATAGTAGTAGACAAGAAAAGAGAAATTAAAAAATATCACGACTTATCTAGCTGGGACTCGTTAGAAAAGTTTTATAAATCTTCCCTATCGCTCGAAAAGCCGGCCGATAGAATAATTGGTCCGTTTTATTATAAAGGAATATACGAAATTGAATAACAGACAATCGCCTAGCATACCTTTCGTTGGTCTGCACGCCCACTCAGTAGCGGGCTCTCCGTTTGATGCTCTTGGTTATCCACAAGAACATATGGAATATGCTTATGAGAACGGTATGGATGCCCTAGCGCTCACCGACCACGGCAACGCTAATGGGTTGGCATACCAAGTCTTGCATGCCAAAGAGATGAAGAAGCAAGGGAAAGATTTTAAGCCAATTTTTGGAGTGGAGGCTTATTTTATACCATCTGTCTCTAATTGGAAAAAAGATTATGAGAGAATTAAATCAGAAGCCAAGAGAAAATCAGAATATGAGGTAGACTCATCCGGGACTACGGTTGAAGACGAAGAATCAAAGAAAAAGATGAAGTCCACCCTCAACAAGAGAAGGCATTTAATCCTGCTGGCCCAGAATCAAACAGGCTTGCAAAATATATTTAAAATGATCTCACATTCATACATCGGAGACAGTTTTTATCGCTACCCTCGCGTAGATTATGCACTGCTAAAGAAGCATAACGAAGGCGTAATAGCTGCTTCGGCTTGTTTGGGGGGTGTCTATGCAGGTGATTATTGGGAGAACAGAGATTTTGGAGCCGATGCAGTCCTCACTGCAATGAGGTCGACCACCCAAAAAATGGTAGATATTTTCGGTCCAAGATGGTATGGGGAATTACAGTGGAACAATATTCCAGAACAACATGAACTTAATCAGTATATTATTCAGATGCACTATGAACACGGTATAGATCTCATATCTACAGCCGACAGCCATTACTATTCACCCAATGCCTGGAAAGACAGAGAACTCTATAAAAGACTCGGCTGGCTCGGCCGCGGCCGCCCAGACTACTTATCAGAAGAGTTGCCCACTTCTGTGGAAGAGATCGGCTACGAACTATACCCCAAAAATGGAGATCAGATGTGGGAATCATATCTTGAGTATTCTAAGTTGGCAGGTATCAAATATGATGACGACTTGGTGATGAATTCTATCACCAAGACACACAAGATTGCACACTCGATGATAGAGGACTTTATCCCAGACAATACAGTGCGATTACCAGACTTTGTAGTCCCGGAGGGCTCCACCCCTGCTCAGGCTCTTGCTGCATTGTGTGTTGAGGGCTCTCGCACTCTGGGTTTTTCTGGTAATCAATTTTATACTGATCGATTAAAGACAGAACTTGAGGTTATAGAGTCTAGAGGTTTTTCAAAATACTTTTTAACTATGAAGGCCATTTCCTCCCGAGCAGAACAAAGCCAACTAGTTGGTCCTGGCCGCGGCTCAGCCGCAGGTTCGCTGGTTTCATACGCCCTGGGAATAACCCAGGTGGACCCGATAAAATACGGCCTTCAGTTTGAAAGGTTTCTAACAAAGGGAGGCTCAGGATATCCTGATATAGATTATGATGTTTCAGACCCAATGTCGTTAAAGGAAAGTTTGATAGAAGAGTGGGGGGACGACACTGTGGTTCCGATCACCAATTGGAACACACTTCAGTTGAGGTCCTTGATCAAAGATATATCTAAATTTTATGGTATCGAGTTCACCGAGGTCAACAATGTGACGAGCAAAATGGTTTATGAGGCTACGCCGCTGGCTAAAAAGGAGCATGGCATAACTGCGGGAGTCTATGTTCCGACGTTTGAAGAATTGATGAAATATTCTTCCACCTTGCAGGAATTCTTAAACAAGTACCCACAAGTCAAGACGCACGTTAGCGCGCTTTATGGTCAAACCCGATCCGCATCCCGTCATGCTGGCGGCGTAGTGGTCGGCGAAAATCTCAATACGTGGATGCCGCTCATAAATAGCGGCGGCGTCCGCCAAACTCCGTGGTCGGAAGGGCAACATGTAAGGCACCTCGAACCTATGGGTTTTATTAAGTTTGATATCTTAGGTCTTGCGTCGCTTAGAATGATGGAGGGTGCTATAGAAAGGATCCTGCAGCGACACCAAAACATAGAGAGTCCCACCTTCGATGATATAAAGGGTTTTTATGATTCGAATCTTCATCCGGATAGCATAGATTTATCAGACGAAGGCGTGTGGAGGAACATCTTTCACAAAGGAAAATGGGCAGGAATATTTCAGTTTACTGAATCTGGAGCGCAGTCTTTCTGCAAAAACGCAAAACCAAACAACATAACAGATTTAGCAGCAATAACAAGTATTTACCGCCCGGGCCCATTGTCTGCGGGGGTTGATAGGATGTATGTGGGGGCGAAGCACGCACCAGAAGAGGTGGAATACATTAATGATACTTTTAAAAAAGTCACAGAGGAAACTTATGGTTTTTTGATTTTTCAGGAGCAAATTGCCATGTTGGCGCACAAGCTTGGAAAAAACCTTTCTCTTGACGAGGGAAATAAACTTAGGAAGCTTTTAACAAAGAAGGGGGCCGGCGAAGTTCAAGAACAGAAAGATAAAATTTGGCTTAAGTTTCGAGAAGGTTGTGTAGAAAAGGGTATGCCAAAGTGGCAAGCTAAGGAAATATGGGACAAGTTTGAATATTTTTCAGGATATGGTTTTAACAAATCACATGCAGTATCATATTGTATTTTATCTTTTCAGTGTGCTTGGCTGCTGAATTATTACCCTGTTGAGTGGCTTGCTGCATATTTGGATAAAGAGCCAGAAAAGAAAAAAGAGCGTGCTATTGCAACTGCAAAATCGTATGGGTTTAATATAGAGCCGCTAAATATAAACACTTCGGGGTCACAGTGGGACATCGCAGAAGACGACAAAACACTTATACAGCCCCTTTCATCTATTAAGGGATTGGGGTCTGCAGCAATTGAACAAATTATAAACAATAGACCCTTCAACACTATTGAAGAGTTTTTGTTTCATGATGACATTAAATATTCGAAGCTAAATAAGAAAGCTTTGGACGCTTTGGTCAGAAGCCAGACACTAAATATACTCATGGATGAGCGGTTCACTGGTCTTAAGCATTTTTGGTCTGCAATCGCCGTCGATCGACCTAGAAAGCAGAAAAATTTAGAAGAAAACGTAACAACGTATGCTCCAGAGGGAGACTTTACCGAGGAAGAAAAGTTAGAATATCAAGTATCTTTAACTGGTGTTTTTCCAATTAATGCGGTTGTCACGGATGCTGTCCGTAGAAAATTAGACGAGCTATATATTCCCCCCATTTCTGAGTATGATCCAGATTTGGGCGTAACTTGGTTTATACCTAGAGAGTGCATTCTGAAGAAGTCTAAGAATAATAAAAACTTTTATGTAGTAAAAGTAATAGATGATAACAACGAGACAAATGTGATAAGATGCTGGGGTGTCGACCCAGAAAAGGACCTTATTCATATTAATAGGCCGTACATGGCTCGTCTTAAATATGATCCTAATTGGGGCTTCTCTACGTTTAGTGTGAGAAAGATGTTTAAACTGTTGGCATAGGGAGAAAAAAAGATGGCAAAATTAACAGGTCTCTGCGCAAGGGTGATAGCAGAACAATACAAGAGGGTATTTCAAAACAAGGGGTATGCTTTTTTTGAAAATGGAGATTTTAACTTAAACATTGTGGGCGTCCGAAACGATTCGGGCGACGCTTCAAAATTTGACGATGCGATAGTTTTGCTGTATAAAGAAGCTGGCTCTTGGGTTTGTGATATATACACCGTTACAACTGAGCCCGGCACAACTATACTAAAGAGACCGCTAAAATCGGTTCGACACAAAGGGACTGCAATTTTAGTTCCAGATCAATATCGAGCAGCGTACAAAATCGGCACCCACAAGGGTTCAAGTACCAGAGGCTACACAGCTTTGATACAACGGGGCAAACGCGTTAGGGTTTGGAGAGATAATAATCGGGACGCCAAACCTGATTATCACGGCCCGGAGGAGTCGGGGTGGTTCGGCATCAACATTCACAAACACAGAGGCTCGGATGCCAAAGTTAATACGGGTGGCGTGTCAGCAGGCTGCCAGGTGTTTCAAAGCAGCAAGGATTTTCATGAATTTATGGAAACCTGTGAGGAATCTGCAACCCGGTGGGGCAACTCATTTACTTACACCTTGTTGGAGCAGAAAGATATAACAAATTTAGGATTGGAGTATGATATTGTCTAAAGAAAGATTAAAAGTTTTTAAAGTGAGGGAAGGCGCAAAATTGCCAGTGAGGGCCCACCCGTCGGATGCGGGCATGGATCTGTTTTTTTGTCCGGATGTGGAAGGTTTGCATTCAGTCTTAAGGCCGAACCAAACCGCCTTACTGGAGACGGGGTTAAAGATTGGTGTACCCCAAGGGTATATGTTGCAGATAATGAATAAGTCTGGAATAGCGTCAAAGAGACGCCTCGTAACTGGGGCATGCGTCGTCGACGCTGGTTACGATGGTGAGATTTATGTTAATTTGCACAATATTGGGGATAAGATCCAGGTCATTGAGCCAGGGCAAAAAATAGCACAGGCTGTGCTCATTCCGATCTCCCTTCCGGAGATAGAAGAAACCCTAAAAGATAGGGTATATGATTCCGACACTGCTCGCGGCGACGGCGCGTTTGGTTCAACAGGAGACAAGTAATGGGCTTAAAACGAAAACTAGAGAGAAAGCAGATGACTAGCTTTTTTAAACAGTTTAAAAAAAGAATGAAACAATTCAAGAGTATGGTGCGGTGCACAGTCTGCGAACGCCCACCGGCACCCGGCGAGAATATTGATTCTTGGCGTATAAAACAGCAGAGTGAAAATATTGATCTGGTTTGTGTTGATTGTCACGAATCAGAAAAGGAGAAAACATGATAGAAGGGATGCTGCAAAAGTGCCTATCGTTTGATGATGTCTTGCTGGTTCCAAAAAAGAGTGACATTGAAAGTAGAGATCAAATTTCTATAGGCTCATTTTTGGGAGGTTTTTCTTACTCGATACCTATTATTTCAAGCCCAATGGATACTGTTACAGAAGGGGTTATGGCTTCTGCCATGGCTAACGCAGGAGCCCTAGGGGTTGTCCACAGATACAACACTATTGCTGAACAGTGTCAGATTATTCAATCAGCCCGGAATGGCTGCAAGTCTGAAAAAGCAACACTTGCCGCCGCAATCGGTGCCAGTGGGGATTTTCTCTCCAGGGCCACCAGCTTGGTTAACGTAGGAACAAATATTTTATGCATCGATGTCGCCCATGGGCATCACGCCATGGTCGAACGGGCCCTTAAAAGCTTGAAAGATTCTTTCGGCGAAGATATTACACTCATAGCAGGCAACGTGGCCACGGCAGAGGGGTTCTCTGATCTAGAAGATTGGGGCGCTGATGCAGTTCGTGTAGGGATAGGGGGAGGTTCAATATGCAGTACCCGACTACAGACTGGCCATGGCGTTTCTACTTTTCAATCAGTTGTGGCATGCCGTTTTGTCCGAAAACATGCAAAAATCATTGCAGATGGTGGTATCAAGAAGGCGGGAGACATTGTTAAATCGATTGCTGCCGGCGCCGATTTTGTTATGCTGGGGTCTTTATTGGCGGGAACAGACCAGGCCCCCGGCCAGTGTATTCAGACTGCTGATGGCGAACGTCACAAGGTCTATAGAGGCATGGCATCACGAGAAGCCCAGCTAGATTGGAGAGGTGAAGTGCGGTCATTCGAGGGGATTTCCTCCTCGGTTCCATATAGGGGAGACGTGGCTGACATCTTATCCAGCCTGAGTAAAAACATAAGGAGCGGATTTTCCTATTCAGGCGCGATCAGCCAAGAAGAACTAAGAGAAAGAGCAACATTCATTCAGCAGACATCTGCCTCTCAGGTAGAAAGTCACACGCATGTGTTGTTATGATATCCAGGTTAAAGAAGATTGTTTTTGAAGATACGGAAGTGAATCACGCCTCCCTTAAAGTAAGGCTACGTCATGACGGCATCCGGCAGGGCGAATTCTTTCGTTTTATGTTGCAGAAATATATTGAATGTGCAGACCCGATGGTCTTTCTTGTTCAGGAACTCCGCGAGGAGAAAGGCAAATATGGGCGCACCCGTAATCGAAAAATTTCAAGAGATATACAATCCGGTCAAGATCTTTTAAAAAAGTTTAAATTATCAGACTCTCAGAAAGAAGACATATATGACCTTCTGGAAAAAGAACATGGAGATCTATGAAAGAGAAGAAATCAGATGTATTGTTAAGAGTTCTGCCTTCTTGTGCTAAAGATTGTATTAATTCAGGTGAATCGTGTGATGAAAAACAATGCAGATATTGGATAGAATATGAGAGTGAAAAAAATTGTACTTTGATTTCTATAGAGGAGAACGGCAACATGACATTAGAAGAAACTGCCAAAAGATTAAACTTGAGTGTGGTAAGGGTTTTTCAAATACAAAAAAAAGCTTTAGCTAAAATAAAAAAACAGTTAAGATAAATTCGGTTTTTTTAAAAATCAAACACTATTTACTGTGTACCTGTACTATATTATTGTACTGTCACATAAAGGAGAAAAACAATGAGCAACAAAAAATTACTTTCTGAAGGTACTGTCAGAAGGTTCATGAAGCTGGCGTCAATCAACCCTGGCTTGACTAGCACTTTTATTTCCAAAGAGGCTGAGCCCGAGATAGAAGTAGACTACAACCTCTTTCTTGAGGCCATGGACGAGGATCCTGCGGCTGAAGAAGAAGCTGCGGACATGAGCCTGGAAGGAGAAGAAGCACTCTCAGATGAGGGCGGCATGTCAGAAGAGGGCGACCTTGATCTAGAAGACGAGGAGGACGACCTTGATCTAGAAGACGAAGAAGGCGACCTTGACCTGGAGGCCGGCGAAGAAGGTGAAGACGGCGATGTCACAATGACGGACGAAGAAGTCGAAGCGTTTATTTCTTTTGGAAAGAAGCTTGAAGCAGCGCGCGACCAAGGCGCCGAGCTTGGCGATGACATGGGCGAAGAAGATGATCTTGATATGGAAGATGATCTTGATATGGAAGAAGGGCCCGCCCCGGAGGAAGAAGAAGCGGGCATGAGCCTTGAGGGCGACGAAGCAGCTTCTGTCGAAGGTGGAATGTCAGAAGAGGATCCAGAAGAAGAGGCAGCCCTTCAGGAGAGGATGGTTAACGAAATACTGAAAAGAGTCACTAAAAGAATTCTCAAGGAAAATTTAAAATAAATAAAACTAATTTTTAGCTCATGTTTTCAGCCCCCGTTACTGGGGGCTTTTTTTTATTGACGAACTCTTCACAATCTGTTACTATATAAGATGTAGGTGCAATTATAAGCAAAGCGGGGTTCTTGTGCGTTGAAAGGTATAGAAAGCGTGTACTGGGTAGATCAAAGGCCGCCAAACCAGGCCGATATTTACGTGGTGCAAATTAGCTTACCGGATGCACACAGCAGAGCAAGTTTGTTAAGAAGGGAGTTGGAAGAAGAGGGATGGCAAGTCCAAGCAACAGGTCACGACACAAAGAACAAAAAAGTAATATTAGTCTTGAGAAGGCAATTCAACACTCCACAAGAATGGGAATCATATCAGGAAAAGAGGATGGAATGGACAAAGCTTCTGAAATAGAAGAAAATCAAATCGTAATTATAAACAACATACAATCTCCACAAGAGAAAGAGGACCCCATCAGAACTCTCACCATGTATGGGGACGTTACAGAGCAGAAAGCGGCAGACGTAGTGGCGGCACTCTTGTACATGCAGGGGACATCAGAGCGTTCGTATCTTAAAAACCCAGAAAACCCGGACTCTAAAGTAGTGACAGAATTTCAGCCGATAAAGCTTTATATATCGACTCACGGAGGTTCAGCTTCAGAGATGTTTTCTGTTTACGATGTAATGAGGATGATACAAAAGGAAACGTGCGAAATCTCGACCTATGGGATCGGAAAAGTGATGTCCGCCGGCGTCCCAATTTTGTCGTGCGGGACAAAGGGCAAAAGATTTATCGGCAAGAATTGTCGAGTCATGCTTCACAATGTGATGGGTGGTTACCAAGGGAATATTTTTAGTCTCGAAAACGAACTAGACGAGATAAAATGGATTCAAGAAAGATATATCGAATGCTTGGTGAAAAACACCAATTTAACTAAAAGAAATCTAAAGAAGATTTTAAAATCCCAAACAGATGTTTACATTTCAGCTAATCAAGCAATTAAATATGGAATTGCTGATAAAATTATCTAATTACTAGGAGGTGAGTGATGAATTGGTATGAATATTACAGCAAAGAAAAAGTAAAAAACTTTGATGCAGTCGACTTAGTCGAAATTTTTGATGAAGTTTTGGAGGAAAGCCTAAGCCCTTCCCAGCGCGCCCTGTTAACAGACGATTTTTTCAATAACACTCTGAAGGAAATGTTTTCGGGCATAGACTATTCAAAAATAACACGAAAACCAATAAACGAGCAAAAGAGTTTGTCGACACTTTTGGAACAAGAAGAAGAATATTCATCTGAACAGATCCGCCTAGGCCTCCCCAAGCTGAGAATTTCAGAAGATTGGGGAAAACCAGAATCACAAGATAGACAAATTATACAAAGATTTACAGCTTCTATTCCCGGTGACACACTAAAGCAAAAGCTAGAGAATGTTAACAATATTGCCACGGGACAAGTGCAGATGGCTTCGTTGGGTCAGATTTTGGGCACGTTAGTTACCTTAGAGGTGTTGTATACGATTCTGGCTCAATACACGGAATCGGCAGGAGGGTTTATTTTCGAAGGCTTCCTCGCAGGTTTGTTTGGGAAAAACTCGGTCCAAATCACTGATGTCGGAGAGGATGATGAAGGTGCAACAGGCAAGCCAATAACCGACGTTCAGCTGGGTGATAGAGAGTATTCTTTAAAGCTCTTGGGCCCAGGAACTGCCGTGAAGGGATCTTGGAGAAATATGACGGAGCACTTTGCCAGTCATAGGGACCACGTTGTTTATCTGGATGCTCGCAGGTCCGGCAAAGCGGCGACGGACAGCTTAGAGTTTGGCGAGTTTGTAATTACACTTCCGACTTTCATGGAAATATTTTATGAGCCGTTCAAGGGCTTCGCAAAACAAGAAACCCCGGTGAAAAGTAAAAAACAACTTATGAAGACCTTAGAGAAGCATGGTGAGCTGGCTTTTGCTGTACAATTTTCGGGCCCATTTGGCGGTAGAGGCAAGGGAGGGTTTACCCTTAAAGGTAAGAAGCGCGAAGGTGACATGGCAGTTTTAATGAGAGGGCTAGATAATCACCCAGGAGAAAAGATTGACGCAGTTGTCCACTGGTCGAGAGAAGATTTTACAGAAAGCACAAAGGCAACATACTTATTCGGTTCAGCCGCAAAATTCAACGCAGTGCAGCGCGCTATCAAGTCTGGAAGCAAGGAGAAAATCATTAATGCGCTTCGCCAGACCGATGGCTATATAAAAAAACGTCAATTCGAATTCACTCGGAATCAGGCAGAATCTATTTCCAACTTTGAGCACATTGAGACTCTTCTTTTAGGCGAAGACCAACTTAAGAAGACTTGGATGGTGTATGGAGATATTCTCAAAAAAACGGTCACACCGGTTTACTTAACTTTGGCGCGCTTCAACGAAAATGTGTCTAAATACTTTATGGGGACCGAAGAGGGTCAAGCCAGAAAGGCTCTGGCTATAGCTGCACAGCATGATTTGGGCCAGCTCAAGGAAGCAACGGATGAAGCAATCGCCCAGGTAGAACAGGCAGAAAAAGACGAATATTCTCCAGAGACTATCGCCGGCGCCGCAGAATAAAAACTACTTGACATTTTCCACAAATACATTATAATATATAATATACAAACTAAAGAGAGGTATCAATGACCATTAATTTGGATCGAGGCTGGGGTCTTAGGGAAAAGATCTTAGCTGGTGTAAATACATTAGCAGACTGCGTGTCTACTACTTTGGGCCCCAAAGGCCAGAATGTTTTAATTCAAAGAAAGGGTTCTCCACCCTTCGTCACAAAGGACGGAGTAACGGTAGCAAAAAACATCCACCTTGAAGACCCCTTTGAGAACGCCGCGGCCGAAGTGGTGAAGGAGGTTTCAGCAAGAACAAACGCAGAAGCGGGTGACGGCACAACAACTTCAACGGTGTTAGCGAGCGTAATACTGAACCAGTCCTCGAAATATATTCAGTCAGGTGTATCACCCATTGAGATAAAGAGAGGCCTAGAAGGTTGTTTGTCTTTTTTTATGGAAGAGATTGAAAAACATGCAAAGCCGCTCTCTTCTTTGGAAGAGATCAGACATGTTGCAACAATTTCAGCCAACAATGACCCCGCCCTCGGTGATTTGGTAGCAACGGCTGTTGATAGAGTTGGCAAAGCCGGATCTATTACTATAGAGGAGTCCCGCAGCTTGGAGACTAGTTTGGAACTGGTTGAGGGCTTTAGAGTAGACAGCGGCTGGACAGCTGGAGCCTTTGTTACTGATGAGCGTAGAAAGGTTGTCAGATACGACGACCCGCTGTTTTTGATAACTGACTCAAAGATAGATACGGTAGAGGAAATCTTACCTGCTCTGGAAATTGCAGCTAGGGAGTCAAAACCCCTAGTCATTGTAGCTGATGATGTATCCGGCCAGGCTCTGGCCGCTTTAATAATGAATTCTGTTAGAGGATCTATGAAGGTTTGTGCTATCAAAGCTCCACGATATGGCGAAGAGAGGCGCCAGATCATGGAAGACATGGCAATTACCACCGGCGCAAAGTTTTTTCGCAAAGACAAGGGCGATAACCTAAGAGAGTTGAATATTAATGATTTTGGATCAGCGCGCTCTGTCGAAGCATCTAGAAATAAAACAACAATCGTAGACGGAGACGGAGATCTAGAATCATTGGACTCTAGGATTGAACACCTTCGGGAAACGATTCACGAACTTGATTTGCAAGAAGCAGCGCCTTATCAGGAGAGGTTAACCCGGCTTTCTTCCGGGGTTGCTATCCTCCGCGTCGGCGCATCAACCGAGGTCGAACTAAAAGAAAAGAAGCACCGCCTTGAGGATGCCCTTGAAGCCGTCCGTGCAGCGCAGGAGAACGGCATTGCCCCCGGAGGTGGTATCACACTATTGAAAATTGCAAAAAGCCTATCAGAAGCTAATTTAGAGCTTGCCAACGAAGACCAAGAGGTCGCTATTAAAATCTTTAAAAAGGCACTAGAGTCCCCATTCAGAATTATCGCGATTAATGCGGGTTCATCACCAGACATTCTTTTAGCAGCTGCAGAAAAATTAGAAGGAGAAAACCAAGGTTACGACTTTTCGGGAAAGATTGAGGTTGTCGATATGATTGAAGCAGGAATTATTGATCCGGTTAAAGTTACAAAGTGCGCAGTTAAGAATTCAGTATCAGCTTCTGCAACTTTATTGTTAACTAATCATGGAATTATCGAGAATTGACAAGCTTGACGACTATTTAAAGGGTATCAAAAAAGGAGGTCGATATTATGGCTAGTTCTTCCGATTTAATGGTTGAGGTTCAAAAAAGTTTAGATAAGCTGTGCCATGGCGTTGAGAGCTTACAGGATAAACAGGAAGAGATGGCTGATGCCATCGGAAAAATAAAAGAGGCAGTTTATAACCCCGACGAAGGGCTTTATGCTAGGTTAAGAGAGCTGGAGTCCTGGAAATCGACTAGCTCTAAAATGATATGGACACTTTTTACGACGATGGTTGGGTTGATTTCCGCCTTTATATTGAAAAGCTTTCCCTGAAAAGAGGATTTGGTGAATAGATATTTTATTTATGGTTACATGAGCTGTCCCTATTGTCTGACTGCGATGACAGAGCTTGACTCACGAAACCTTGATTATATTTTCATGGACCTATCTGAAGACCTTGAATTTTTAGATTATGTAAAAAGATTTTACAATCATCCGACCGTGCCTATAGTGCTAGTAAATAACAAGCAAACCGGGCATTGCAGGCTTATTGGTGGCTGCGATTCTTTAATGGAGTCCTTTGCCCACCCGGAGAGATCTTGAATGCCACCCGGTCCCCCACCAGAAAAGCTATATCTTGGAGCAGAGGAGGTTTTCTCTTTGCAAGAAGAGATACATTCTCTAATGCTTCGCTGTGATTCTTTACTTGAAGGGCACTATGGTCACGAAAAAAGACTAGAAAGTAACGCTTTTTTGAAAGTGCTGGAGATATACAACACTTCAAGCGCACTACAATCATATATAGATGATTTGGCAAGCTATCTAGACTTGCCAGAAAACAAATCCTTGGAAAAAGTAGAAATCCTACCGGCCGAATTGCAAATTATGTCTACTTTGTTGGTGGCTCTAGAACAACTTAAGAGTCAGTTGCTGCAAAATAACATAACAACGGTGCTTCAGTGAATTTGGTTTTAGGGATTTTCTTTTTTGCAGTGGGGCAAACATTTGCCTGGTTTCAACTTAACTGTCAAATAATGTCGGAGTGGTGGAAAGACAAGCCTTTGTTATCCGCGATGACGTTTGGTGTCCCCGCGAGCATTAGCTTTTGGTATGCTTGGAAGTATGTTTTTCAAGAAACAGAAACAGTTTGGTCAGCTAGATTCATAGGGTCAAGTACGGGCTATCTTGTGTTTCCGATTCTTACGTGGTATATGTTGAACGAGTCAATGTTCACTACAAAAACCATTGTGTGTTTGTTTTTAGCTATATTGATAATTTTAATACAGGTCTTTTATTAGTCTCGTTTTCGCTGTAATGTAACTATTTATTATGAGGAGTGGTGCTATGAATTATCTTGAGAGGTGGAAAGACTTTAAGCTTTCGCCTATAAAAATAAATGAAGAAAAAGGCCGATCCCGCCAGCGCGGTATTTACAAGTTCTACTGTATGCTTGGGTATTCTGTTATCGCGGAAGCCGAAAGGGCCCGCGGCTTAGACGATATTTTAGCAGATTTGCGAGCGTTACCCAATGTGACCATCGTTACGGTGGTAATATCAAACCAAAAGGTCGCCCAAGGGCGCTATATTGCTGGTCTTAGTATTAAATTCATTCCTAGTGTACCTGGGGAATTCAATTCCCCTGAGAGTACAAAGTCTCGCGTATTGAGAGACATACGTAGGTTGGAGGGGGTTAAGAGCATGTTTAAGGTTTCAACTGGTTTCGAGAGGATTGAATAGGGTGAGGACCTTGGGCGAAATTCATCGCGATGAAGTGCGCTCAATTTGTGAAGAGTTTTTGGGAGAAAGGATAATTTCATTAACGCCTCGCGAGATTATGTGTGTTGACAAGGGAAAATCAAACAAAACAGTTGTTAAGTTTTCTTTCACGGATTCGACTGAAAGGAAAATTTTAAAATTTTCAACCTGTGGGCACGGATTTGTAAATTGTATCTACTCTAGTTGTATGGACAAATATATTGAAAAGTACCCTTCCTTGCAGAATTTG